CAGTTATTTTGGAACATTATGTTCTTGTGTCCGTGTGTGAGAAACACATACTGGTTGATGTTTGCGAACATTATGTTCTTGTGTCCGTGTATGAGAAACACATACATGGGTGATGTTTGCGAACATGTGTTCTATGAACAATCTGGACTTTGAATAAATCTAAATAATGATATATAATAATGTTATCAAATGAAAGATAGGTGAACAGATGACAGAATATGAAGAAAGTTACAAAAATTATCTTGCATGGCTCACTCCTCGTGAGTTATTGCAGGAATATAAGATCATGCGTTTCCCGTGGCGTTATCGGGAACGAAAATGGATCAAAGAAGAAATAGAAAGTAGGTGTGTGTACTAATGTTGGATGCAATTTTGTGGTTTGGTTTTGGAGCTATATTAATTTTCCCTTATGGGGTATGGTGTGGAGCAAAATGGTCAGGAGGATATAAGAAATGAAAAATTATTGTGATATATGTTTTACATGTAATGATACTGAATCTTGTCATTTATGTAACCAGTTAGAGATTTGTTCCGAATTTAAAAAGTGTTTTGATCATAATCCTTATATAATGTGGGGTGCAATGACAAGTTTTGACGACATCCTGAGATGTGTAGAGAAATGGAGGTTATACAATGGGCAGACCATTGAACAGTAAAAAATCATGGTATAAAGTGTATATAAAAGAATTAAATACACCGAACATCCTTAAAAGTCAGTGTAAATATAAATGTGATTACATGCTAGTGCAAGCATACACAGGAGCAGTCGCAATGGCAATCGTTCAGGACTATGTTGTGGAGTTTGAAGAAAATTTTCGTCCTGTATACTACAATAAATTAGAGGGAGGTGTTCCGATTGACAACAAAAAAGTCTTATTTGAAGAAGAGTAAACCACAGGGATTACTCAGACCAAAAGACGATTACACACCGCTTGCCCTCGAGTTAACATGGGACAAAAAAGAGGTAAGAAAAGAGTATTCACGTTTACGGTCAATATGGAGAAAGAGATACGAAAGATTGCTGAAATCAGATTATAAGGATATTAATCTGGTAAAAGATCGTCCGATTCAACGCTATAAACAGTTGAAAGATATATCAAGTGATAGAGAAATCTATCACTTGTTGTCTGAACTAGCAACTATTATTGCATCAGATCGAACCACAGTAACAGGATTGAAAAAACAGGAAAAAGAACAAATGAAACACATTAATGATGTGTATGGAACAGAGTTAAAAACGCATGAGGATTTACTAAATTTTGGGCGTTTTATGGAACAACTCAGAGGTTTTGCATTAGATAGAATATATGATTCTGATTTTGCTGTTGAGTTATATTCTGATGGCGAAAAGCTGAGTACAGGCAAAATGTTAGAGCTATATAAGGAATTTCTGAAAACGGGATCCCGAAACATTTCAAAATTGAAATCTGGAATAGCAAAGAAAGAAAAAGTAAAACGTCAGAAAAGGAAAGTGGGTAAACGTAAACGTAGGAGGTAACACATGGAAAATCTGTATACTGTCGACACATATAATTATACTAGAATACAGAATTTACCATGTTTACATGATACTAGGTCTAACAAAGGAAGTAAAAAAGCAAAAGGTTATAAAAATTGCCTGTGTGCTTTCGATATCGAAACAACTAGATTGGAAGATATCGAGCAGTCAATAATGTATATCTGGCAGTTTTCAATTCTTTTTCTTGATGATTTACATATTGATACGATAATTGGGAGAACGTGGACAGAATTTGAGTTATTTCTTGATAATCTTATGAATGATGATAACTATGCGTATTACATGATTTTTGTCCATAATCTTTCATATGAATTTCAATTTTTGCGTGGTATATATACATTTTCACCGGACGAAGTTTTCGCAATAAAATCACGTAAAATACTAAAATGTGAAATGTTAGAGCGGTTTGAGTTTCGATGTTCATATTTACAGACAAACATGTCATTAAATACGTTTACTTCAAAAATGAAAGTAGAGCATCGGAAATTATCTGGCGAAAAATTCAATTATGAGAAAAAACGTTTTCCATGGACAGAACTAACCGATTATGAAATACAGTATAGTACATACGACACAATCGGACTAGTTGAAGCAATGTATAAACGTATGATACTGTCGAATGACAATCTATATACACTACCATTAACATCAACCGGATATGTGCGTCGTGAAACGAAAAAAGCCATGTATGGTTGGTCACGAAAACACAAGGATATTTTCCCTACTATTGACGTTTTTAATTTGCTAGAAGAAGCGTTTCGGGGCGGAGACACTCACGCTAATCGTTATTACTCAGGAACAGTGATACATGCAGACGGTAAAAAGATTCTGGGAATCGGTTCTTATGATAGATCATCATCTTATCCTGACGTTGTGTTGAATTGTGTTTTCCCTATGACACGTTTTGTTTATATCGGATCAATAACTGAGAATGACATAGAGAAGAAACTGGATAGAGGAAAAGCACTATTATTCCGGTGTAAAATTATAGGCATTGAACAGATCGACAAGTATTACGGAGCACCCTATATTTCATATTCAAAATGTAGAAATGTTTCCAGTGAAATATTAGATAACGGACGTGTTTTAAGCGCTGACTATATCGAAACAACGCTCACTGATATTGATTATGAGATAATGAAACGTGAGTACAAATGGAAAAATTTAGAAATAACAGAGTGTTACGAAAGCAAATACGGATCACTGCCAGAACCGTTGAAAGGCATTTTCCGTAAATATTATACAGACAAAACAGAATTAAAAGGCATAGAGGAACAGGAGCTTTTTTACAATCTGCAAAAGGCATTGCTTAACGCTGGTTACGGAATGATGGTCCAGTCACCAGTAAAGCAATCATTAATATTTACAGAATCATCGGAAGATATATATACAGTTGATGAAAATGTTTCACGTGAAAAATTACTTGCAACATATAATAGAACTGCCTTTCTTCCTTATCAATGGGGTGTATGGGTGACAGCGTGGGCTCGCTTGCGTTTAAAAGAGGGAATCAATATAGTTGGAGATCGTTATGTATACAGTGATACGGATTCGGTAAAATATATAAAAGTGAGAGGTGATAATATTAATGAATTATTTAATAGATACAATTCTGAGAGAAAAAAGCAAAGTATATCCAATTCCGCATACGCAACAGATCGTCATAGCATTAAACACTATATGGGGGTATTCGAATACGAGGATACGTATACTGAATTCTCCACCATTGGTGCTAAAAAATATGTCTATAGAACTGAAGATGGAAAACTTCACGCCACAATCGCAGGAGTTAATAAAAAGTTTGCACCGGATGAGTTGGAAGAACATGGAGGAATTGAAGCTTTCAAAACTGGATTCACCTTTTTACGATCAGGAGGAACTGAAAGCGTGTACAATGACGTTCCTTATGGGGATTTCACCGTGGAAAATCATGTTTTAAAAATTACACAAAATGTAGTTATCAGACCGTCAACTTATACTATTGGTATAACAGATGAGTACCGCAGGATTTTGGCAGACGCAAGAACTTTAAAAGAATTTAAAGAAACATTTGACAGGAATTAATATTAGTGCTATAATAATTCATGTAATAAATATAATACAGGGAGGTGAGAACATGAAAATCACAAGAGAGTTAAAAGTTAACAAAATTAATGTTATCTGCTATGATATAGAGAACAAATGTGAGATTACAAAAGAATTAGTCTTAATTGGAAATTTCACAGACGACCAGATCAGCAAAGAGATCAAAAAGAGAAATTTTGGAATCGTTATCGACTGGGAGCGAAACGAGGAAGAAACTAAAATCTATGGCATGGATGCCGAAGTATTCTTAATGCACGCAACTTTCACAAAATCACCAAAAGAAAAGGAGAACTAAATCATGGCAAAGAAACAGTATACTATCATTAAATCCTCGGGAAACCTTGATACTTATTCAGAATATGATCTTATTGAATCACCTGCAATCGTTTCACTTAAAAACGTAGAAAACAAAGGACTTATATGTGTCGGAGCGTGGGTAAAATATCTTACAGTTGATAACAGCGGAAATGAAATAACCTGCATTTCAGTGCAGGATGCAAATACTGGAGAAGTATTCTCCGGTCAGTCAGCAACTTTCCGTGAATCATTCGAGGATGTTACCGATCGTGTTTCTGACATGGAAGAAGTACCGGAAATGTTCTTCATCGAGGTTCTTCACAGGACTTCGAAGGCAGGTCGTGACTATCTTATTTGTGCGCTTGTTTCCCCAGATCGTGCGTTAGCCCGTATGGGATATCCTGAAAAGAATATTCCTATGCCAGAGCCACAGAAATAATATGTTATCATTTTATGAAAACAGCGGATATCTATCGATACCCGCTGTTTTAGGGTATGGACAAAAGTTCAATTACATCTGGGGCGGACGTGGTACGGGGAAAACTTACGGTGCTCTTAAATACTGTATTGAGCATAAAAAAATTTTCGCTTATATGCGATCATTGCAGACACAGATTGATATGATTAAAATTCCAGAGCTTTCACCTTTTAAAAAATTAAATCACGATATGGGATGGTCAATATATCCGAAAAGTGTCGGAAAAAATATTGCGGTGTATTATAACGCAGAAATTGACGAAAATGGTAAAATAAAATATACTGGAAATATACTTGGTTATGCTATAGCATTAAATACTTTTGCCAATTTACGAGGTTTTGATGCATCAGACGTTGAGATAGGGATATATGATGAGTTTATCCCTGAAAAACGTGAACGCAGAGTTGAAAATGCCGGATATGCTTTTAAAAACGCATATGAAACAATGAATCGAAACCGTGAACTCGAGGGTATTAATCCAATACAGTTTTTATTGTTTTCCAATTCCGAAAGGTTATCATGTGATATGTTTATAGAGAATAATTTAATGGAAAAAGTATCGAACATGGATATTAATAAACAATCTCTGTCTATTATACGTGATAGAGGTATTGGACTTTTTAACTTGTATGATTCGCCGATTTCTGAAAAGAAAAAAGACACAGCTCTGTATAAAATGTCTGGATCAGATTCAGCATTTAACAGGATGGCACTAGGAAATGAATTTTATTCCGCTGATTATTCAGGAATTAAAAGCATGAACATTAAAGAACTGATACCTCTATGTAAAATGGATGCTATTACAATATATCAGCACAAGAGAAAAGACTTAATATATGTAACACGGCATAGCTCTGGTACACCGCCAGAGTATTCCAATACGGACAAGGATGTGAAAGCTTTCAGACGAGATTTTATTTATTTATGGGATATGTATTTATCAAACAAGGTACTGTTTGAGGATATCACAAGCAAGTCTCTATTTGAGATATATTTTAAAAATAAATATTGACTTTGTGCTTTATATCTGATATTATCTTTCATAGAAAGACAAGTGTTCGTGGCACACGTACAACACGTTGGGAGCGTGGGATCATAATGATCCAATGTGCATGAGTATGTACAACTCAAGAATTTGTAGCACTTAATCTTTCGTCACATATGCAGAGTGTCAAAGCCTGCATATGTTTTGTTTCATGTGAAACATTTCTCACCTTTCTTTAATGTTTCACTTGAAACATATTATATGTTGTGCTAATTATAATCAATGGAGGTGAAATATGGACGTTAACTCGTTATCAACTCTTATCAGTAACATTGGTGTGCCGTGCGCTTGCCTTATCGCAACTTTCTACTTATGGCAGAAAGAAACAGACGCACACAAGGAAGAAATGAAAAACATGACGGACGCGCTTAATAACAATACTCAGGCGATCACAAAACTCACAGATCACATCACATCACAGGGAGTGATAAAGAATGACGATTAACTATAACAAAAATATCAGAGGTGTGTATATCGTCGAAACGAACACAGAACCTCTGATGATCAGGGCAGAGCCTAGTACAGACGGAACAGTTATCGCAGAAATGCCGAAAAAAACTAAATGCATCTGTCTAGGATGCTACTCCGGTGATTGGTATGCAGTCACATATGAACATGACGGTATCATTTCCACCGGCTTTTCTCACAAAAAATATCTCAGGAGGGATTACAAAATATGACATTAGACAACCTTATTACACTTATCACAGCCGGATTCACGAAAGAAGAAATCCTCACAATGTCAGGCACAACCACCCAGCGTGCCCCACAGCCACAGCCACAGCCACAGCCACAGCCACAGCCACAGCCACAGCCACAGTTCTATCCACAGAACTATCAGCAGACACAGGCACCAGTGCAGGGTGTACAGGGATATACACAGCAGTTTCCACAGACACAGCCTCAGTTATATCCACAGGCACAGCCACGGCAGATTCAGCAGACCGGTGATCAGAATGATGTGCTGATTGCGCTGAAAAATCTCACAAGTGCGGTACAGAGTAACAACGTTAATCTGATGCAGAACACAGTTCCCAAACAGGTTACAACAGAAGATGCTATTGCAAGCATTATCAATCCGCCAAACTATGATGGATTGACAGGGGGTGAAAAATAATGGCGAATACATTAAGTTTCGATCAGATCAGCACAGTGCTGAATGATATCGTTAAACAGGCCACAGGCGTTGAAACTATGAAAGCAACGGACACAAGTTCGTTCGTAGCACAGGCACAGACAGTGTTACTTGTGGGTAATGACAGGATTATGAACAGCATTTCTCAGGTATTAGACAGGACGATCTTTTCCGTAAGACCATACAACGCTAAATTTAAGGGCTTGAGAAGAACTACACAGCAATGGGGAAACCATGTGCGTAAGTTGGGGATGTTAGACGATGATTGGGAAAACGATCAGAGACAACCGTTGGAAGATGATACCGCAGTTGATATGTACAAGATCAAAAAAGGTAAAGTCTTACAGACTAATTTTTACGGCGGTCAGGTATTCCAGAGACACAGGACTTATTTCAGAGATCAGTTAGATCAGGCGTTTCGCAATCCCGACGAGTTTGGTCAGTTCATTTCCATGTACACTCAGAATACTATGGACATGATCGAACAGGCCCATGAGAGCATGGCAAGGTTGTGCGTTGCGAACTATATCGGAGCAAAAAATATCTGGCAGACAGGCGTTACGACATCAACAGAGGGTTATACCGGAGAGCATGTTGTTAAGTTGCTTACCATGTATAATGAGGAGAACGGAAGCACGTTCACCGCTGACGATATCAGGAAAGCGGACAACTTCCCGTCATTTTATCGGTGGGCGTGTGCGAAGATCATGACATACATGGATTTCTTCACTGAGAGATCGACACGATTCCATGCTAACATCACTGGAAAAGAGATCGCAAGACATACACCACTTCGTATGCAGAACATTATGATGTTCAGCCCCGATTTGCATACTGCGGATACTACGGTTCTGAGTAACACGTTTCATGACCAGTACCTCAAGATTGCGACCAATGAAAAGGTTAATTTCTGGCAGACACTTGAGAGTCCGATGGGAATTAATGTTACTCCGAGTTACATGACACCAGACGGAAGCTTTAAAAAGGGAGACGCTCAGGTTATGAGCAACATATTTGCGGTACTGTTTGACGAGGAGGCTATGGGACTTACCACGATCAAACAGTGGAGTAGTACTACACCTTTTAACAGCGCAGGTGGTTACTGGAATATATATTATCATTTCACTGATAGATATTGGAATGATATGACGGAGAACGGGCTTGTTTTCGTTCTGGAATAGGAGGATATAATGGCGGTAACAGTCAATTTTAAGACAGCCAGTAAAAGAGTTAACTCTACAGGAATTGTCGGCGGTGATGTTACCGCCGTTTCCTGTAATATAAATGAGCCATGTTCTATTGAGAATCCGCAGATCATATTAAGAAATGGTGGATCGGCACCGAGTTGGAATTACTGTGAGATCGAAGAGTTTGGTAGGTCATACTGGGTTGATGACTGGAAGTATGAAAACAATACGTGGATTGCACAATGTGTTGTGGATGTGTTGGCAACGTATCGTGATACAATACAGTCTAGTAACCTGTTTTTTATCCGAAGTTCTACAAGTTTTGATGGTGATGTAATGGATACTTTATATCCAACTTTATCGACACCAGTTAAGAAACGAACAGTTGTTAACGAGGGTTTATTTCCGGTTGCTGAGTATGGACTGAATCAGGGCTATTTTGTATGTGGCATTGTAGGTGAGGATGGACTTACCAACTTCTATGCGTTTATTCCTACTAACTTCGCAGATTTTTGCTCAAAGATATTTTCCACTCTTGACTGGGCGAACATCTCAGGTCAGCAGATCACGGATAGTTTGCTAAAATGTTTGTTCAATCCGTTTCAATATCTGACAAGTGTTATGTGGTTTCCTTGTGAAAATGTTGGGGCAGGAAGTACACAGGTGAATGAAGTTAAGTTCGGTTTTTGGTCTTGTGATGTAACTGCGTTAAAATTGGGTAATAAGCCTTTTTATAGCAGGTCTTTTGATATGCCGATTTCTCAGCACCCACAGCTTTCACGTGGAACATTTTTAAATGCATCTCCGTTTCGTAGGATTCAATTAACTATTGATCCGTGGGGAACGTTCGATATTGACGGCGGAAAAGTTGCAAGTGCTGAGAGCGTAACAGTCAGTGAAACTATTGACTGCATGAGCGGAGTTGGTGTTATGTCAGTGAGCGCAGGAGGTGTTACTCTATATAGTGGATATGCGCAGATTGGAGTTAACATACAGGTGAGTGATTTACGGGCAAACATTATTGAAAGTGGAAGCAATTTGCTAAGTAGTATCGGGAATTTATTTTCTGGCAATTTTTTGGGAAGTGCGTCAGGAGTTGCAAATGCGGTTGAGAGTGCCATACCAGATGTACATACAAGAGGTGTCAATGGTACTTTGTTGTCTATAGCGCGTATACCATATGTAATTGAAACGTTCTATAAGATCACAGATGAAGACCGATCAGATAATGGTCGCCCTTATATGAAAAATGGCACAATGCAGGATTTAGGTTCTGGGTATTACGTTGTTGAAAACGGAGCTATCAATGTGAGTGGAGCAACCCGAAACGAAAAAGAGCAGATCAAACAGTTTCTTGAGGGGGGTGTATACTATGCGTAGTTTTCCTGCAAGCAATATTTCAATGTTCGTTGCGCTTATGACAAGTGCTAACTCAGGTCAGAATCCGTGGGGATCTGGTGGGGCAGGTGGGATCGGTGGATTAATGTTGCAGGCAATGAGTTGGTGGATTGAAAAATGTAATGAACCAAATGTTGGTTATTCACAGGACTACAGAAACGAGCGTACGGTTAATGGTATAACATACTACGATTGTTCCTCTTTTGTGTGGTATGGTTTGGGACATGCAGGATATGAGATCAATTTGAGCGCATGGCCTTTTACAACATACACCATGGGTGGACTTTTAAAAAGTTTGGGTTTTGAGGAAATTATAATAACAGACTTTGCGACTTTTGATTTTCATGTGGGAGATATTCTTGTTATTAATAGCAGTGAACATCAACATACTGAAATTGTTCATGATTTGAACAATGGTGGTCATACTATGGGAGCGCATACTTCTAAAAAACCTCTGCCGGATCAGGTTAGTATTAATACATATGATTTGCAGAGCGGTACACATTACACGCATTGTTATCGTTGGCCTTTCTCTGGTGGGGACTGGCAGGTTGGCGGAAACAGTGAGTATTTTGGAAATCCCACGGCTAACCTGTGCGGAAACAATGAAAAAGCCATAAATAACGCAACTGTAATTTTTAATTATTTTAAATCTCAGGGATGGAGCGTAAATGCTATTGCAGGACTTTGCGGAAATATTCAGCAAGAAAGTACCTTCAACCCTGCATTAATTGAAATTGGTGGTACTGGACACGGGCTTGTTCAGTGGACACCGCCGACCGATCTGTATAATGTTATTGACGTGTTATACGGAAATCACGATGATTGGTATGATGGTCAGAAACAGTTGAGTGTTATTTTTGCAGAGTTTCAGCAGAGTTCAGGAATTAAAAACTGGGGTATCGAGCCACAATGGTATAGTACAAGTGCATACCCGTTGAGTTGGAGAGAGTGGAGTGTTAGCACACAGGATGCTGGATATCTGGCACTTGCTTTTCAGGCAAACTATGAAAGACCTGCTAGTATACATCAGGAACGTGCCGGATATGCTAGAGCGTGGTTTAATTATTTTAATAATTTGTAGGAGGTGAATATATGTTTGGATGTAATACAGGCGTTGGTGCTCCTGTGATGTATAATTATATCAATCAGTATAATAGTAGTATAAGCCCGAGCACTAATCACTGCAAAAATACTCAGTTATTTTGGTATTTTCAGAGGTATTTATTACAGAAAGCTATTTCTGTCATGAAATGGGAAGTGCCTGATAACTGGGATAAGGATTATTTTTTGTATTGTTTATATTGCTGGGGCACAGTTGCTATCATCAATACGGACAAGTTTGGTGTAATTCCACAGGGATGTACACTCAAGGGATACAATGTTTTTTACAGACCGGCGCAGGCAGTCATCAGCAATCCCTTATTAAAAGGTGTGATTGAACCCGTGATTGGAGAACAGTGTGTTCTTTTCAAGTGTACTGCCGACTATGGCGGGATCATGGATTTAGTTGGAAGATATGCAAATGAAATGTCTATCGCTATGGAATCGTTGGATATGAACGTCATGAACAGCAAACTTGCGTATGTTTTCAGAGCAAGAAACAAGGCAGGAGCGGAAAGTCTGAAAAAAGTCATGGATCAGGTTATGAGAGGGGAGTTAGCTGTTTTCTATGACGAGAAACTGAGAATCCAGAGAGGGGATCAGACGGAGGATCCGTGGGATTATTTTGTTAACAACTTGCGACAGAATTATATTGCGGGTGATGTTCTGGACACATTGCGGAGATTGGAAGAACTGTTTTGCACTGAGATTGGTATTCCCTCTGCCAGATCAGACAAAAAAGAAAGAATGATATCTTCCGAAGCTGAAAGCAACGACGTGGAAACTTCAACTAGGATGGAAATGTGGTTAGATGGGTGGAAAAAAAGTTGCGCTGATGTTAAGAAAATGTTTGGTGTTGAAGTAAGTGTAAATTGGAGGCACAACCCAAATGAAAATGTTTCACGTGAAACATCTGGAGGTGATGATGATTGAGTTTATTAACTGTTGAGGGATTATATAACTATGATAACACATTGTTTGACGGATTCAATGTTCCTGAGGGGCTTGTAAAACAGATTGCTATTGATGCAATTTTACTGCGGACTAGGGAATTAGAAATTTTATATCCCGATTTTACTTATTTGAAAAACCGTATTACGATATGGAGTAACAAGTATCAGATTAACTGGAAAAAGTTATATGATACGACAGTATTGGAATACAACCCTATCGAAAACTATGATAGAATGGAAGATTGGACTGATACTGACGATGAAACAACTTCAAGTGCTAGAGATAACACTATAAAAAGCACTAGCACAAATGAAATAACGAACAGCGTTAACATAACAGATCAAAATACGGCTTTCAATGATGGTCTTGCCGATCATGCAAAACAGATCACAGACGGAGATACAACGGAAAATGGTAGTATTACAAATACGGAAAAAGAAAATGTGAATGACGGGAGAACTGGAAAACACACAAGAACAGGCAGAGCGCATGGAAACATTGGTGTTACTACGTCACAGCAAATGATACAGAGCGAAAGAGATTTAGTTGTTTTCAATCTGTATGATGTGATTGCAGAAAGTTTTATCGAAAATTTTTGCTTAATGGTATATTAATAGGAGGTATTATATTATGAGTATGGAAAATTTAGGCCCTTACACTAATTTTCACGAACTTAATCAGGACTGGTTTTTACAGGAATTTAACAAAATTATTGCACAATGGAAATCTATGCAGAAAAATTTTGACAGCTTGCAGGATGCTTTTAACAATCTTAAAAGTTATGTGCAAAATTATTTTAAAAATCTGGATGTTCAGGAAGAAATCGATAACAAATTAAACAATATGGCAAAAAGTGGTGAGTTATCCAATTTAATTATGCCTTTTATAACCGAAAACGCAAACCCTATTTTCGTTGTTTCAGAAAGTGATATGACCGACAAAACAAAAACATATGTGTTAACAACAAATGGTCATATTTTTACTTACATCAAAAACAGTTTTGTTGATAGTGGGCTTGTATACGGAATAACAAATTTATCAATGCTCGGTTTTGGATCATTATTCTATTCTAATGAATCAGTCCCTGCCGGATATAATGATTTTAATAATCTTCCAAACAATAAAATACTCTGGTACAGTGGCATAAATGGTTTAGTTAATGCTCCTAAAGAAAATTTTTCTGGATGCGTTATAACTTACTCATATGTCTCTGACAGTGGTGCTAAAGTACAGGTATGCTATGAACAGGAGACAAATAACACTTTCACAAGAGTATTTAGCGCTGATAAATGGAGTATGTGGGTAAGTACTTTAACCGAAAAAGAAACAAATTTCTATGTTAATTTTCCAGATAAACCAAACAATTTTAATTCAGTCACAGATTGTCTTTACGCAGTACAAGCAACAGAAGGAATTAAAAACGTTTATATAAATTCAGGAACATATGATATACTAAATGAACTTGGAGGTATGACCTATATTAATAATATTGACACATCAAAAGACTGGGATGAAGTTCAGCCCGTAGTTAATGATTGTAATATATATGGTATTGGCGATGTATTATTAAAAATGGAGTTAGAAACAACAACACGCGATAAATATTTCTTATTCAGCCCATTAAATGTAAGAGGGAATATACACATCGAAAACATTAATGTCAAAGCCAAAAAATGTAGGTATTGCATACATGATGAAAGTGGTACTAATTATCCAGACACAATAAAAGAATATATCAACGTTAATTGTTTCCATGATAATAGTGAGTATGGAGGTCAGGCAGTTGGATGTGGTTACAGTAAAAATACAAAAGCATATTTTAAAAATTGTAATTTTAAATGTAGTGGAATTAATGAGGCATTTAGTGTACACGAGTCAGGAGATTGCACATTAACATTTAATTCATCATATTTTTACTCTTTATCAACAACCGGTTGTGTTAGAATATCCGAAGTTGGATTAAACTACTGTAACGTTAAATTTATAAACTGTATTTTAAAAGACGGTTTATATTTAAGAGATGAAATTCAACCTTCTACAAGTAACGGAAATACTAAAGTTGATTTAATTAATTCATATTATTTAAAAGTGAAAAGTGATTATCCAACAAATTTATCTGAAATAACACAATATAACACATTAACTGGTGAAGTAAAAACAATAGAAACTGTATAACAAACATCACCCATGTATGTGTTTCTCATACACGGACACAAGAACATAATGTTCGCAAACATCAACCAGTATGTGTTTCTCACACACGGACACAAGAACATAATGTTCCAAAATAACTG